TTTATTGAAAATCTTAACTTTCGTTACATCCAGGGCGCCATCTATGTCTTTCAAAACACTATAAATATCACTAATATATAACGCTTCGCCAATATAAAACAAAGTATCAAAATGTTCCGATAACGAATCAATAGCAGTATTTAAAAGATCATATTTGTTGACACCAGTCTTGGGTTTGATCTCGAATTCGATTCCCAAATTGATTATAAAAGGATCTAATATATCGATAGTGTCATTTATCATCCTATAGTGATTGAGCCATGTCTTCAGATTATTTTTAATTGTCAAATTCGTTGCAGTCAATTTGCCAAACTGATTTTCTGATATAACATACATATTCAGGTTTCTTTTTGCAGAATCGGGATCTCTTTGAACTGAGCATCTTTTTACCGAACCAAACTTAGCTGGCATCCTGTATGTAACGTTCTCATAGTCTGCTTGTGTAACTGCTCTGTCTTGGGTGGGAAAAGTATCGTATACTCTCCTTTTTATCTCTGTACTGTTTGGTGAGCGAACATCGCCGACGAGAGGTGTCTCATTGTTGACTTCCAGGGAATTAACGACTGTTTGTACAGTAGAAGTAGCTAGTGCTGTCCTGTTCTCAAACTCCATTCGTGCATTCGAAACCCTATTCAAAGAACCTGCCCCCAGGTTTGATTCTGCCGGATTGTTGGCGCGATATATTACAGTCAACGTAGTATTCGATGGCACAATGCCGAAATTTTCATTTTTTGACAAGCGCGTAGGATCAAAAGTCGTGTCAGTCACATAGTTTTTACCAAAAATTTCTAACGCTACCCTCTGGGGACTGGCTACAACGTTTGATTCACCAGATTTCCCGCTTCCAAATTGTAAGAATACATTATTACGATCGCGCTCTACTACGAACTTTCTAGAAACCAGATAGGGCTTTATGATTGAAGGAACATTATCATTCTTATAGTTGTTGTTGGAAACCTCTTTAAATACCATATCTTGTGATAAATATCCCACCTCAAAGTACTCGTTACCTTGTGTGTCTGTTGCTGAAATAATTTCTGCCACATTAGTTGCCTTAAGTTTAATTTTCTTAAATCTTTCATATGGCCCAACTACAACCTCTTCTTGGCCAAAAAATCCCGATACAACATTACCATAAGCCTTGATTGCATAATGAGTTGGCGCGCCAGTGGATGTATCAACTTGTGCAGCCACCACAGGATTCTTGGGATTACCAAAATCAATATTTTCAGTCAAAACATAGTTCTGGCCAGCTTCAGATGTAAATCGAGACCCACGCTTTAATACAGGAACATAATCAGTGTCGGGTCCGATACCGGTCGCAGAAGCCGGCACCAACACAAACATAGCAACTTGCCCATAAACAGATGGTGAGCCAGTATATTTATATCCCAATACGCGGCCATGGCGCAAAATATTATTGTATTGATATGCAGTATCTAAAAATGTTTCATTAACATTATAATCTAGATAAAAAGATAACTGATCACCAACATATGCTACAGCATCTAAAACGAGCGAACCAAAGGAGGCTTCGCTGAAATCTTGGAAAGTATCGGGATAAAACCTTTGTGCTACATCAATCAGATCCCTGCGAATACCTTCATATTCTCTGTGTGTGTAATCGATAGGAACTATCTTTTTTTGTTCGTCAGCCATAAAAAACCCTCTTTTCTAAATAGTAAATTCTAGCAAATCCCGAATACCCAGATTCGGAATTGTATAAATAATAGAAATCGCCAATGTGTTGAAATCTGAATTGGAATCAGAAAAAGCAATATTTTTAATCGATACAGCGGGCATATATCTTTTCACTTGCTTTTTTATTTGTGAATCAATTTCGGCATATGTGTTCTCTGTAAAGTTTTCAAACAAATAAGTTTTTAATCCAACTCCAAAGGTTGGCTCCATTATTCGCTCACCAGGGACTGTCAATAAAAGCATTTTTAAATTTTGCTTAATTACCGCTTTGATAGTTTTGGTCATCTGATAGCCATCAGTAGTACTATAACGGAGCGGGAGTCTTACACCCAGAGAAGCCATATTTTGTTTACCTCACTATAATTATGCTCATTATTCTTTTTCACAGAGTTCTCCATCTTCATTAAATGGATTTGATCGAAGTTTTCGTCTTTTCCAGCGCGGAAGCAGACTCATTGCAGATGCGGGCTTCAAAAAACCCTTAAGTCGATTCATATAAAGTTGGCCAGGGCCCATACGTGGGAACAGATCCTTGGGATTGAAATCTTTAAAGTTATAATGCTTCTTAAACAATCTCTTTAAATTCAACGTAGAATTCTTTAGATCGATGGCATCCCATTCGTCAAATTCCATAAAAAGAGGGTTTCCTTCCTTTCTATCTTTATAGCTTGCCCAAGCCTCTGTTCCCGTGTCGGTAGTGACACCTATGGGTGCGCCGTCGTCGTCGGTTTGTATTGTTGCATATGTGCCAGGTTTGTCGCCGGAATCGACGCTGAGGTCGGAGGCTGCGGAGAGGGGACCACCCCACGACTCACCAGTTGCAACCGTTACCTCGCCAATTGAAGGAACAAAAGCCATTTCGTTATAAATCGCTGTTGTTGCGACGATCTTACTTAGAGGGAAGACATAATTGGCTAGCAATTTGAATTTATCGTCGGCCTTTAAATGATTAATGAGACACAATAGTTCCTTGGAATTACCTTCCAATCCTCTAAATTTTCCTATAGAAACGTCTAATGCATCGATCTCTGCGGAGGTTATCTCATATTTCTGACCACTAGCGACAAGTGAAAACGCTAAACCTAATCTTACGCCCAACTCCCCAGTAAGACCGATAATATTTCCACTAGAATCATATTCAAGTTCCAAAGTCCCTGGATACTCATCGGATATATTTAAGTTACTATCTTTACTCTTAACCCTTGATAAGCCAGCACTTGTGCTATATCGAATGCCATCGATGAGTATATATTTCTCAATCACAAAAGGTTTTTGGTTGTCGCTGGTAGCGCTCACGCTGTAGTCATCCACATCTCCTATGGGAACTCTGATTTCGGTAGCGATCGGAGTTAGTACATCATGGGGCTCATCTGTATGCGCGACACCGGCCATATACATAAGCTGACCATCAGAAATGTTGACATGATAATATCCTATATATTCATCACCTCTGTTGTAACCGGTAGCACTATTAACTTCGGAAACCGAAAACTCGTCTCCGTCTGTATAATGTTCATCGCCTGAAGTGGGTAAGTTAGTGTATTCTTGACGAATTGAACCATCAGCGTTCATATTTTCATTAATGGTCAGTGAAGAACCTTGTGTGTGATTTTCAAGCAAGTAGTAATTCAAATCATGTACTTCGGGTGCCATATCAAGTTTTTTTAAGTTTTTCACAAACTTGGGAGCCATATAATTTAGCTCACGGATAACCAACTCTTTCATAATGAGTTTAGCATCCTCTTCGGTATTTTTAACTGCTTCTAAAACTTTGTCGGATTTATAACTTTTAAGAGATTGAAACTTACCGGCGTCCCCGGTTTTCCTAGCTTCTTTGAGTGTTTCCTTGATGGGGTAATCTTCTTCGTACATTTCTTGCATGTCATTTAGTCTAAACAGAGCGTCCAAGACAATCGGAGGAGGAGTAACTTTATCTTGCTCGACCAAATCAGAATACATCTGAACGCATTGTTCCAAAAATGCATACCAAAATTCTTCATCCTTGAAAGGAGTAAAGTTTTCAGCCCAATCGCTCTGAGCATCCTTGAATCTTCCTTCCATAACTTCGACAATATAAGAAGCATAAATCGAACTATAAACTTGAGGGAAACGAGGATCAAACTTCGTAATTGTAGCCATAGATTTTATCAAACTCTGACTAGCATACATTCTAATAGCAGCTATTATGAGGCCATGGATAGCTGCCTTTGAAGGTCTCGTTAAAATCCTATTGTAAGGGACTTCCACCGCGCAATCTGGGTCATACTTAAGACGTTCATCTTCGGGGATTTGGGGATATATATTATCAATCATATCTTGAATTTGACCGAAATCTACCAAATCGGAACTCTGTGGCTTACAAGGACTTAAATTAGGGAACATTACTTCAACAAACCCAAGCCATCCTTCGTTCTTTGTTGGAGCGATATAAATCGCAGGGCTCTTATATGTGCCTCCATATTGTGAAGGATCAAGATAAAAAACTCGATTTTCTTCATTTCTCTCCATATATTCAATCTGATATTCCATATAGCTCATACCAAAAATCATATCTTTATTTTTAATTTTGCGTTGATCACCATCATTGTTATCTATTATTCGAGCGTTACCATATGGTATCCAGTCGCCGCTAGCTACCACCGTGTCGGTGCTGCTATCATAGAACGTGCTACCATCTCCCACAAGACCATATTCTATATCAAGAGCAGACAAACTATCATATTGGGCGCCGTATTTATAAGCCGCCGCGTTT